CAATATCTGTTTGTTTCTTGATAAGTTTCTGTAATTCCGATGTACTACCAACAAACAGTGCATTCGTAACACTCTGCGGCTGAGATGATTCATCTTTTAATAGTTTGACTTTCCTTTGAAGTTCTAGTAAATCTTTATTCGCATCGACAATCGTTTTCATTAAGGTCGATAGAACTTCATATGCTCTAGGTGACTCTGATGTAGATGCAATAGAAGAAAGATCCTCGATGGATGCTTGAGCAGAGTCAATAATACTTCTCAAATTTTCTCTTGCATACTTGTAATCTGCATCAATTTCATCACTCTTTTCGGAATATTTTTCTAAAACTGTGGGTACTTGGCCGTCTTGCATCACTTCAATAATTGGCTTCGTATTTTCAGATATATCGAATATGTCTTCCATATTCTTTTCCATATTCGTTTTCATACTATGTCTCTGTGATGTCAAATGGATCTATCGTAATATCAGTAGTAAATCCGAAGTCCGTATTCGCACTAATTTGACTCAATGCTACAGATTGAGCACTATTGCCAGATGGAACAAAGAGTGGTGATCCATTTGCAAACTGTGAAGGAGTGATAGTCATTCGCTCGATTGTTGGCTCTGCGTCTGTAGTCGTGTCAACAAAATTAGTAATTGCACGCTTGATCAAGCCACTATTCGCTACTGGACCGTAGATATAACCCTTCAGGCTGAATGTAAGATTATAAATCAATGATCTTCTAGTATCAAAGTCGCCCTCGTAAGTATCTTCGATTGATACATCCTGCAGTACAATCGGTGTATCTACAACAATCTGCATTTCAGGAATTAAATTTACTTGTGTTGTAAACTCAGGCCTAAAATAAGGAAGAATTTGCTCAATTATTTGAGCTCCGTCGTCCGCATTCCGCACAAAAACGGAAAGTAAAATAGTAAAGTCGTATGGAACTGGTATGAACTGCGTATCTACTCTGTTAAAATCAGTATTTCGTAGCCTTACATTTTTAATCGTAGAAGATAGTTTTCTCTGCGGTGAGTATGTCATGCCTTGAATCTCGAATCCCATTCGAGGTAGTGTGATGGCCACATCTTGATCTAAATTTGGATCTTGAACTAGCCTCACCAGCCACTTTTCTTTTGGGCCATATGCAAGAGGAACTAACAGACTCTGAATACGATTGCCGTTTGAATCAAGTCTTTGGACAATTATGTCATTAAACAAGTTACCAAATGCAATAACGTATTTTCGTATTGTTCCGTGGTAGTATTGCTGTCCAAACATTAAAATCTATCCACTTCTGAGAATGGGTTACTCTCACTGAAATCAATCACCGCACTCGAACTGAATATAGGATCATTGCTTTGGAAATACTCGTTGTTTGCAGTCGGCTGATTGTCTTCCACACGATATTCCTGCATAATTGATCCGCCATCTTCTGATTGCAGTATACCTGCTCCGTATCCACCACCATCTTCCAGACTGATTTCAAATGTCAAGATATCAGTACTGAGATTATCCTCAATAGCATCAATCTCACTGATACCCGTATCAATTCTTTCATTACTGTATGTAAACAATTCACAACGCAGATCATAAGTTTGTAGTCGTCCTGTTTGATAAAATACAGCCTCATGCTCTACAAATTTGATCTCAAATAACTTGTCGACCATGGGGAACCAAATGAGATCACCTTCAGTTGGTCTGTTATTTGTAATGGCATACCCTTCTGATGTGGCTGTTTCAAGTGTAATGCCTGATAGATATGCAGTGTTCGCGGATGTCGAAAGGTATTGACGAGAAGGAGCCGCAGTGTTTGCGCTCTCCTGAAGGTAACTATAACCTACCTCGGTCGTGAGTCTCTCCGATCTAGCCTGATCAAATCTTTTTCTTGCAACCGTAAATGTTACCGAGTCTCTAATTTCAAGATTAAATCGAGATAAAAAATCACCCTCACCCTCGAAGCCTTCAACATTTTTTATGTACATCTCGATGTCGACTGCATCATCATAAGTGGCCAATGTATCCTCACCAAAAAGAGGATCTCTTCTCACAGCAGCTTTTGGAATGTACTTCACATTATGCCCGTAGACCTTGATTGCTTCAATACTAAGATCTTCTACTAAGTCTTGCTCTCGAGCATATCCAAAATTATTAAAATACACATTTGTGGGCATAACTATCCAACCATATCTTGCACAGGTAAGCTATATGCTGATAATACTTCCTCTTCAAGTTTTTGAATCTCAGCTTCCGCATCATCATATATTTTAGCACCGTTAAAAGTTAATCCACCCGGTAGTTGCATACCCTCGAACTTCGTAATATTTGATCCCCACTGACGTTTTATAAGTGCAGTTGCGTATCTTGCTAACCATCGATCACCCCATATGTCAGTATAGACATCTCCATCGACTATACGATATGCATCTACAATGATATATTCGTCGAGAGCAACATCATTATCCCAGTCCATATCAATGTGCAATCTATTTACGTGTCTGTTAAATCTCAAAGGTTTTTTGCCGACAAATAACTCTTCGAGGTAAGCAACGTGTGTCATAGCAGTAACATATGGTACATATGAAGATGCTGATAGATCAAATAAATCGTTTAAATGTATTTGATACCGTATATTGAATAAATTCGACGACTGAACTGCTTGTCCAACATCTAATATACGATTGACACCAATAACTGAGTCAGAAAGAGTTATATATCCGTTTGATTTATCGGAAGCTGTCACGACATGTTTTATGAGAACACGCTCGGTGCCATCGAAATGATAATCTTGATAGTATTTTAGAGCTTCATCAATACGGTCTTCTACTTGCTCAGCATCGACATTTACATCGATTACTGGCTCTCCTAAACGACGAAGACAATAATCTTTAAATTCAGCCCTTGAACTTGGAACTGCCATTTTGAACTCCAGTCTTTTTACTATTTATAATCACTGGAGTTTTTATTACCTTCTAGTAACCTAGGTTACTAGGTCCCCGCCCATAAATTGGTGGTAGTGTTCCGTTTCCTGCTATATCTGCCATTGCGAGATATATAAAAGTTGAGTTACTTGCATTTGTATCAGCGTTATCACCGTTTAATTTCATACCATCTGCCAGAAAATCCTTTTCATGAAATGCTCCAATACCTTCCTGTGCAAATGTGTTAGCTAAAAAATGATTCGAATTGGTTGCATTAAAACCCGGTCTGCGAAAATCAAAGATATACCAACCTGAAGTAGTTGTTATATCTTTCTGCATATACCATGCTGGTGTAAAACCCATTGATAAGTAAGGTCCATCGTGACTACCGTTACCTACAAACTTTCCAACCTTACACACACCGGGAACTGACCGGAAAGCGATAAATAAATGTTCTACACCGCTTGTATTTATGCCGTTAAGAGAACTTTCGTTCAGACCCATTGTTGTTGCTCCCGGCGTCCATGCACCAGAAGCTGAATCTTCAGCAGCAGTTGTCTGCAATCTTAGAAACTTATTATTTGGATCCGTTGTATCTTTGCTGTAAATGAACCAACCAGTTCCACTACTTCCTACACGTTTAACAAGAAAGAACTCCGGTTCTCCAGATAGTCCATGCGCTATTGTACTCGATCCTCCAGCGCCAGTAAATGTACCAACAGAGAAATGTCCCGTATCAGCAGCAGCTACTGTGCTCGCTATCGAACCACCGCTTGGTGTAGTCGTTCCTGAACTGGATCCAACAAGCCACTGCCACATAACGTAACTTTCAGCAGCAGCATTTACCTGCGTATCATTTCCAACTTGTACACCTCTCTGTAAAAACCTCTGAACAGTATTAGGTTCTGTTACTTCAGCGACTGTAGAATTTGAAAATAAATCTAATGATTCACCTACACCCCTAACACGATCATAAAGCATATGGTTGTAAGTATCATTAGAATCTCTGCCTCTGATCCATGCCCAAGCTGTGATCTTAGATGCAGTGGCGTCTAGGTTGTCTTGATTGAGTTCTAAAAATCCAGTTGGCGCAGTGCCTTCCCAGTTGTCAGAGTTAGTTCGTAATGTTCCAGCTTGAGAACCATACATTTGTAAAAATGGTGCGACTCTTCCTATAACATCACTGAAAGCTGCCTTTGAATAATCAGTTCCAGCAGCAATTCCACTTGCTGACGCACTGTTCATCCATGTTCCATTTTTACTGAAGTAAATAGCATTACGATCCATATCCAAAGCAACACCAATAAAATCACCAGCAGTAGTAGAGACTCCATAATCACTTGTTAAAGCCAATGATTGTCTTCCTGCCACCCTTCCACCGTTTTCACTTAAGAGATAAGCATGGTTTGTCGACTGAAGAGTTGTAGCTGGTGGAAATGAATCAAGAACAACGCCTACTCTAAAACTATCTCCAATTCCAGTTGCAGTATCTCTTTCAATCTCCCAATAATATTTACCAGAAGAAATAAATGTAGTGCCTATTACAGAATCCCAATCATTGTTGCCGTCACTTGTTACTTTTAGATTGCCTTCAGATAAAGTGTTTCCATCTTTTCTACCAGGATCCCAAGTACAAAAGTTTTCAGAGGGCGTATCTGTAACCTTATCTGTAGTTGCCCAACTGCCTTCCTCTGCGAAGTGATTACTTCCTGCTGAATCTGTACCTACACCGTTTTCAGTTCCTGTTGCAACTTTATATTCAAGATAAAAACCGTTTGTGCCAAAAGTTAAACCACTTACGCTCTTTGGTACCCAACGATTTGTTGATGTATCTACTTGACCAAACGATGAAGCATCAAGTCTAGCACCATCGATAAAAACAGTTTCCGCAAGATAACCATCAAAGTATGCTGCCGAAAGACCACCGTCCCGACCACCAATATTATGCTGGATCGCTGAGTTAAGATGCAGTTGATCGCCTGAATCTGCGGAGCCATCACCACTGGTTAATGAATCAGTTGTAACAGTTAAAGTTTGCTGAACACCATTCACAAAAAGTCTATACCGCTCTGCTGTTGATGCTTGGTCCGTATCTATTGATACTACAATATTTACCCACTGACTCGTATCAGCGAGATCAATAGTGCTCCCAAGATTTAAAATAGTACTATTAGATACTTTTGAAAAGATAGTTATATTGTCAGCACTTGCAAACTCTATTTCAAATCTATCACTCAAAGAAGTACCAGACGAAAAAATAATTTGCCCAGAACCAGCGGGATTTGTCCATTTAGCCCATGTACTAAAGGTCATTGTTCTGCGGTCGCCTGATCCACCAAACGTCTTAGACAAAATTCTAGTATCGTCATCATTAAACAGTGCAGAGTTTGTTACAGTATATGCATCAGTAAACGGAACGAAGTCACCTACTCTTTGACCATTGCCATTACCTTCGTAGAGAGTGGCATCGAAATAATCTATTCCTTGATAAGTAGGTGCAGGGATATTTGGACTACTTAGTGTCAACGCACCTTCTGCTGGACTGTAACCCTTTTGACCAAAATCTGTCGTCGCCTTTTTTGTGCCTGCGTTGGTGTAGTCGGCAGAAAAGAATACATCTCCAGTATGCGTGAAGCTGAATAACTCGTTTGAGCCAGCAGATGGATCACCTTGCGAACCAGAGGCACCGTTTAGTAAAGTACCATTTTTGCCATACCAGACTTTATACGTTGTACCGCTTCGACTGACATACACCTCCATAGTATCGCCGTCGGACCAAGCACTGTACTGCGAAGATCCAGTGCCATTTGTATTTTTATCACCACCTCCCGCATTTACAGCGTACTGACCGGGATGATTTGTATTGCCATTTCCCCTATCCAGCGCAGTGTCTAGTGCCACACCAAACATTTGATTTGATGTCGAGTCATCAACAGTTACTCGATATGAAAACAAACCTTCAGGAATTGCAAAAGTTGACCGACAGAAAGCGCCATTACCATCCTCTGTGACTGTGCCGCCATCACTTATTGTCATGTCGGTGGTGTGACCGTCATTTGCAGAATCAAGTGCATTCCATGTTGCATAAACTTTACTTGGTGTATGTGCTGACTGATTAGCAGATGTAATTGATGAACTGACTGCTGTAAAATGATTAGTCTTAGTACTCGCATCATTCACAATATTACTTGCATCCGAATAATCAAGACAGAAAGAGTTATTACCAGCAGCACTCGCAAGAGCAATAATATCAGCGTCTGCTTTAGGAATAATCTGCGAACCGTTAGTGCCGAATGTAAATGTATCTAGAAAATCTGTAATAGCTAAATCGCCATTAGCAATAGATTTATTATCTAAGAATATTGTTTGAGCTAGATAGCCTTTCGTATGATAGTTTGGCGTAGTAGATATATCTTGTCCTATATGAGCTGTTTGTCCAGAAACATTTACTTGAAGATCATTGTTCTGCGCTGGTCTAGTTCCAGAATTAATTCCCGTTCTTACACCGTTTATATAAAGACTAATTCTATTATCTGAAAGTGAATTTGCAGAATCATAGTCAACGAGTACATGTATCCAAGCTGTTAAATCTCTGTATGATTCAGTTGTATTTATTGCTCCCTCATTACCCGCATTGTCTCTGTGAAATACATTAAATGTACTAGCAGTGCTATTATGTCTTAAATAAAATCCATGTGAACCACTACCAGTACCAAAAAGAACACTCCTAGTTCCTGTAGCATCAGCAAGTCTTAATGGTTGAAACCAAGTTGCCCAAATCCAACGATCTTGGTTCGATTGACTACCCCATGTACGAGTCATTGCGTCTCCGCTCGTACCAGCACCTTCCAGCCAGATAGAGTTACCAATTAAAGTCGTATCAAATACAGCACCGCCTCCAGCCGCAGCAGTTCCTGCAACAACACCTTGGTGTAAGTTAAATACTGACATAAAGAAACTCCTTATGCAGTGCCAAGAAGATCAATCGTAGCTACCGCATGTATGGTATTTGCTGATTGTACTACATAATCTATCCTGTCAACTTTACCAGCAGAAGTCGACATCGTAGGAGCAGTTCCTGTCGCAAACCGCCAGTGAGAACCGAATGATGTTGTAAAGCTACCGTTCGCAGTTACGAATAAAGCACCAGCCTGACCTGCAGTGGTATTACTAGGATTTGCTATAGTAATGTTTCCATTCGCTGTCAAACTAAAGTAGTTCGACGTGTTCATATTCAGAGTGACCGTTGATGTTTGTACACCGAGTGCACTAATCGCACCACGTTGCGCAACCGTGAAAGATTGGTTGCGATCAGTATGAGCCGTATTTGCATCCAACTTATTGAATACCACCGCATTATCTTTGATAGCAGCACTTACAACGGACGAAGTGCCGAATGCCGTATTTCCTAATGTTGTGAGTGCCATTTATCTTTCCTTACTTGAGTGCGTCTGGTACTTCTGGCCAATCCTGCAGTGTAGCTATCACGTTGATATCACCGTTAGCGTGATACGTGGTCGTATCGAGAGCGATAACCGCTGCCATATCTGATGCATTGTCGATTGCTGTTTCCATAGAATTAGACTTAGTGCGAACCGCTGCACGATATGTGGTAACTGCAGATGGAACGGCTGTTCCACCCTCGGCTGCACGAATTACCATCCAGTCAGATGCTTCTAGGAGATTTGCTGCAGTGTTCTTGACCGCATTCTTCTCATTAGTTTTTACACCAGCCGCATAGTTATCATCACCCTTGCTTCCTGTATCATCAAGATCTCTAGCGACAGGCGTCCATGTCTTTACGACCGTTCCAGCCGAATCATCAACTACGGTTTCAGATGTTCCCTGTTTGTAGTAACGATTATTTGGTTGTGCGTTAACTTCGCTATAGTCGTAGATACCGATCGCTTTTTTCTGATCTTTTGTCCAGGCTGTAAAGATTGCAGCTGGATGTTGAACACCATCGATTGTTAATGCCTTTGGTCGTGGATAAATCGCTGTTACCTGACCTAATTTTACCATTGCCCACATTTTATATTCCTCCTCTGTTTGAGCAACATCATATATTATTTCACTTGTTTTGTTTATTTATAAACCTATCTGCCATAGATCGGTGGATATGCATCGAAGCCACCTATTTCTGCTAAGGCAACATATATGTAAGTACCGCTACTATTTGTTTTATTCGATGTATTCGTAAGTCTAAAGCCATCGTGAAAGAATTCAACATCAGGTGCAGAAGCTGAACTATCTTCATCTTCACTTTCTGATGGAAATAAAATATGTGGAGTAGCACTATTAAATTTTGTACGTTGAGTATCTGATATGACCCACTTAGCATCGCTCGAGCTATCACGCTTTATCATTACCCACCGTGGTTTAAAATCACATGTAATATAAGGTCCTGTGGCAGAGTTATTACCAGTGTAACTTCCGACTTTACATACGCCCGGAACTGACCTAAAAGCAACAGCCTGAAAAGTTTTTGCATCATCATTCGTATCTGGTGTAGCACCAGTCCCAACTGTAAAGAGAGTTGCTGTTGGTTCTGTATCAGCCCAGTAGTTTACATTAGTTGAACTTACTGATGCTTGATTCATTAAAATATATTTAGTTGCTGTTAATTTTTTGTGATAGAAAGGAGTATTTTGTCCAGCTGTATCAACATTACGAACCCAAAATGCTTCTGGTGCCCCTCCCATTCCATGCGCAACTGTTTTAGAAGTGCTACCCGTTTCATTGCCCTCATATGTCATTATTGAAAATGCTCCATGTTTCGGGACAAGAGTCTTCGATGAAAGTTGAGGGTGCGTTCCGTCAATAGATCCGACTGCATGATCTGTCGGTGTGATAGAATCTGCCATCCATTGCCAAAGAACGTAACTCTCATTCACCGTGTTTACGGTTACATCGTTACCGATTTGCACGCCTCTCTGTAAGAATCGTTGCATTTTATTTTGTACGGCTGTTACAGCAGCAGCGGGAGTGTTCGGATCTAATTCATAAACGTTATTAGCACCTTCTATTACCGTAGCAAGTTGATGACTATCTGCAGCATCCCTATTTTTAATCCAAGCAAAAGATGTAATCTTATCAGTTGTGTTATCTAGGTTGTCTTGAGTAAGTGCCTTATAACCAGTCGGTGGTGTGCCGTTCCATTTTGTAGAGTCGAATAAAAGATTAGCAACGATGCCTGTGCCTCCAGATACGATGCCAAAATAGAAAGTATCCTCTCCGGTTAGATTCAACCCAAACGGTGCTGCTCCGAATCCTGAAGCGTTTGTAGGATCGGCTGATGCCGTACCATCCTCAGTGTAATACGTGAGTGTAGAACCGCTTCCTCCGGATCCAACCTCACCTATGTAAGCATACTTATTATCAGCATCGTATGCAAAGAACATTCTGTCTCCGCTTGCGATGAATCCTCCAGGACCGCCACTTGGAGAGGCTCCGCTTGCAGCACTATACAGAATTTTTGTGCCATCACCGTGTGCACCTAACCAGTGACCAGAACTAGTTTCAGGTCCTATCAAGAATGAACCAGCATTGCTATTCCATGGCGTTGTTGAAGCAAACGCAACACCCGCTGGCGTAAAGAATCCTGGATAAAAAGATGATCCGGCAGTCGCAACATCTATCTCCCAATACCATTTACCAGACTTTAAAGGAAATCCTGAAACATATCTACCACCGTTATCAACACCATTGTATGTTAGATTGCCTTGTGTTAATGTTGGAGTGGCACTACCTATCGTATCAGCACTGTCAAGAACAGGCAAGTTGTTCGACGGTGCATCATTGGATTGGTCCGTGGTTGCCCATGCTCCATTCGAAGTGAAGTGATTGTCTCTTCCGGATGTATCTGTTCCAGCACCATTATTGGTTCCTGGTGCAACTTTAAACTCAAGGTAATATCCCGTATTACCAAAAGTATAACTACCGGGATCTTTAGCCACCCAACGATTCGTACTTGTATCTACTTGACCAAAGTGAGAAGCATCCAATTTACCACCACTATCTGCACCATCAAGATAAACAACTTCGGCTATGTAACCATCAAAAGGTTGAGAAAAACCACTACTCGAACCACCACCTATATCGACTACTGAACTTGCGTCATCGAGAAAGTTTAGAGCCGATGATCCATCAAGACTGCAGGTATTAGTGCCAAATCCCGCTGAGGTATTAGGAATCTGCACACCATCATAAAATATTTTTACTCTGTCTGCTTGAGTGCCATCTGCTTGATTGATAATAACAACTATGTTGTGCCAAGAAGCTGTATCTTCAAATACTCTAGTTGTGATTCTTTGAAGAATCGTAGCACCACCATTATTAATTGTAAAATCGAGTTGGTCGCTCGCATTATAGTGAATACCGAAGTAGTTATTGCCATCGACTTGAACAGTCAAAGGACGCTGTACAGTTCCTCCATTTACTATATTTCCTCTCTTTACCCAGATACTATAAGCAGCAACTGTTGCAGAGGTTCTAGTCGCAGAAGAATTTAGTGTGAGTGATCTGCTATCTCCATCATCGAATATAACTGAATTTGTTACAGTATATGCATCAGTGAACGGAACAAAATCACCAACTCGCTGTCCACCACCGTTACCCTCATATTCGACTACATCGAACGTATCGATACCTTGATACTCTGGACCTGTTTGGTTCTTTGTGTTTACTGGATTATTACCGGTTCCGATAGTATATGGAAACTTTGATTCATCAAAGTATGCTGTAATGTCGTAGTTATTAAAACGACATATGACAGGATAGTATGTTAATCCAGCAAGAGTAGAAATCGTACTTCCTGTTGCACTATTATTTCTCAAGAAGTTGAGTTCATTCGCATCAGCATTGTATCGAACCGTGACGACATCATTTGTAGTTAAAGCGTCAAAGAAAGAGGCTGAGGTTGCGCTGCTAGCGACGGTATTTGTTCGTAAACTGCCGTTTTCGGCATAATGATATGCAGCGCTAAAAGTTAGTCCTGAACCTCCAGCACAGTTATTTGATGGTTCATCTACCGATTGTACTCCATCCAGTGCAATAATACCTACCCTGCCGTCTCCATTATTAAACTTCACCTGGAACTCAGTAGTTCCACTCGTTGCTAAAGGAAGGGTGGCAATCGCACCACCGTCTGAACCTCCAGACCCCGTTACCCTTAAATTGCCCTCAGAAAAAGACAAAGTCGAGTTCGTAGGTTGTAGAATATTGAATACAGGATATTCAAGGCTAGGGCTATTTCTTGTTTGATTTGCTGCGGTCGGTGATCCTGCATCGGAAAAGTCATTATTGTTAGCAATGTCATTACCAAAAGCTGATGAATCAGCAAAGTCTAAACAGAAGCTGTTACCACCGACCGTGCTTGCGAGTGCAGATATATCGCTTGTTTTCTTAGGAACGAACTGAGTACCATTATCACCAAATGGCCATGTATCAAGAAAATCTGAGACGGAAAAATCTCCAGCTTGTAAGGATTTTCCTTCTAAGTAGCATGCTTGTGCCATATACGCATTATGGAAATAATTTAGAGATGGATGTGTATTTCGTCCGAATCTAAAATCAGCACTGCCCGTAAGAGATCCTCTTACGTCTTGATTGTCGGGAACTGCTGTGTTTGTGGTTAAAACACCTTCCTTAATACCGTTTACATATAGTTGTAAACGGTCAAACGCATTCGCGACTGATGTGTTCGAATTAAAACTGAAGAGTAAGTGATACCATCCCTGGTCTCGAAATAGTCTGGTTGGTTTAATTTGTCCACCGCTACCACCACCATTACCAATCGAAAAGGTAAGGGTGTCGTCAGCATTGAAGTTGGCATGAATTAAATCGTTGTAGGATGTGATACCGGATGAGTTACCAAGAATCCATATTTCCTGTGCCCGACCGAATTCAAGTCTCTTTACCCATATCGATACTATAAGTTCTTTTTGTCCATCAGAGGATAGAGTAAAACTAGAACGACTGAGATCTTGCGAGCTTCCATCTAACCACATCGATTGCTCGATGTTATCTGACTTTTGATCGTGCCAATGTAGACCACGAGTTTTTCGTATCGTAGTTTGCAATAAAGAACCGGGAACCGCCATAAAGTAAACTCCTTAAGAGATTGCTTGGAGTGCATCAACTACAATATTATTCGCTGACCTTATATAGTAAGACAAAACATCAGTTCCGCTAGCAGTAATTGTAGGTGCGACACCCGTTGCAAACTTAAAGTCACTGCCAAATGATACCGTGTGAGATCCACCATTAACGATAGTTATCGCACCCGTTTGACCAACATTTTGCGTAGTTGGATTAGCAAGTGTTATGTTACCGCTGATTGTAAACTGAAGGAAGTTAGCATTCCCCATAGCTGGTCGAAGGACAGCAGCCCCTGTTGATACGATATGAGTATTACCGAACTGTGCTTCCGTGAACTTTTGACTTCTATTTGCGAAAGCTACGTTTGCCGATGGTGCTATAGCATGCCCCGTAACAACACCTGTAGCGAAGTTTGTGTTAGCGCTGATACCACCGGTAGCAATTTGACCAGCCTGAACCGCACCACTGCCAATCTTTCCAGCAATAACAGCACCCGATGTAAGTTTAGCGGCACTAACCGTATTATCGGATGGTGTTCCTAAATCAAGCGTGTCACCGAGCACGATGCCATAGAAACTAGCTCCGGTGGCAGGGGCAGATGTGAACGTAATTGTAGATCCGGATACGGTATATGCCGTCTCTGGTTCTTGAATCACACCTGC